ATCGAACACGAGCTTGACGCGAACTGGAACTGACCCGCTTTCATCATCTCCGGCCTTCGGGCCGGACGGTGGTGATGGTCGATCAGAACCACTGATCACCTACGGAAGGAACACCCCATGCGCCACTTGATCTCCGAAGACGAGATGCGCCGCTTCCTCACTGCCAAGTCCGAAGACCCGGCCGCGATCGAGAACGGCACGGCTGACTTCTACCTCGATCAGATCCCCCGGGTCTGCCCTGGATTCAGGCTGGAGATCGGCCCTTACTCCTGGGTCGTCCAAGAGCGCCGCGCACGGATCTGACCCGCTTTGATCATCTCCGGCCTTCGGGCCGGACGGTGGTCATGGTTGATCAGAACCACTGATCACTACGGAAGGAACACCCCATGACCAACTCCGTCCGCAATTCCACCCCCGTCCAGAACCGGACCGACGCGTTCGGCGAGTCGAAGCTGAACCAGATTCTCTCCGCCGAGAACGCTCCGGCCGCCGTCGCCGCCAAGCTGGCCAGCGGGGAACTCACCCACCAGGGCGGAAACGTCTACATGGTCAACACCGGATGGGACCGGGGCGAGACCATCACGATCAACCTCAAGGCCCTCGAGGCCAACGCGCTGACCGCCTCTGAGGCGATCAAGGGCAACCACGGGCTGGACGTCAACGCGGACGGCTCCGTGAATCTCTACAGCCGTAAGCCCGCATGGTGGGGCGTTGGGACCGTGGTCCCGGCCGGACTCACCTCCGTGGACGCGGTCCTGAAGGCCGCCGGACTGGACTTCACCGTGAGCAAGCGCCCGACCCCGTTCTTCACCAAAGACGGCGACTGGGTGGCGGTGCCGGACAGCTTCACCACGGTCCGCACGGACGCGGACGGAACCGAGACCCCGTTCGGAGCCGTTGGCAAGATCTACACCACGGTCCAGAACCGTCGGGCCTTCGCGTTCCTTGAGAAGCTGTTCATGGACCACGAGTACATCCCCGAGACGGCCGCGCCGCTCCGTGGCGGACGGAAGATTTTCATCTCCGCGAAGAAGCCCGAATCCATGATCGTGGACCCCGGTGGCATCGCCGACCCGATCGACAGCTACCTGATCATCTCCAACACTCACGACGGCTCCGGCTCCGTGATGGTCTACGACACACCGTGGCGTCCCGAGTGCGGGAACACGGAGCGCTTCGGTCTCCGTGACGCGACGTACAAGTTCTCCATCCGGCACACGGTGAACTGGGCAGACAAGTACGAGCAGGCCGCCCAGACGCTGAAGCTCTCGGCCCAGTACTCGAAGATCTGGGTCGCCGAACAGGAGAGCCTGGTCCAGGCGTCCTTCTCCACGGACGACATGGACGAACTGATCAAGGCCGTGTGGGGAGAGGTCACGCCGGAGAGTTCCGCGCGTGAGGTCACCCTGAAGACCGGCCGCGCCGACGACATCATGGAGCGCTTCGAGATCGAATCGAACAAGTTCGGCCGGAACGCTTACACGGCAGAGCGCGCCATGACCGGGAACGTGGACCACTTCACGACCCTGAAGCCGCGCGACGAAGTGCTGCAGGGCAAGGGCAACCGGCTGGCCGCCCTGGGTGCCGCGATCCTCGAGGACTCGCTGACCGAGAAGAAGACCACCACTCACCGCCAGCTCCTGGTGATGACCAACCGATGACCGAACAGTCCGGCCTTACGGGGCCGGACCTCTGAAAGGACTACCGGGTGTTTCAGTCAATCTCTGAGTGGTTGATCTGTCCTAGTTGCGGATGGCGTTCGTTCAGCCGCTTCACACGCAGGTGTAACCACTGCGGTCTCTCGGCTTGATCCGCTTTGATCCCCTCCGGCCCGAAGGCCGAAGGGTGGTCATGGTCGATCAACACCCCGATCGAAAGGATCAACCATGCCGAAGACCAACACGTGCCCAGTGATCATGTACCCGGAAGGCGTCATCGTCGGAAAGGTCAAGAGCGGTCGTCAGACCGCCGGAGGCAAGATTCGCCACGTCGCCACCGATTCCAAGAATGTCCGCGTCGGGACCTTCGACACGTTCCGCGAAGCTCAGGCCGTCTTGGAGCTGAAGGCCCGTGAGTCCCTGGAAAATGATCTCCAGACCTGCGAACTCTGCGGAGGCGAGTACACCGAAGACGAGAGTGGCGCGGTTGAGCCCACGTCCTACTGCTCCGGCGACTGTGAGCACTCCATGGAATGCACGACGTCCGACTGTGGGTACCCGTTCGAACACGGGGGCTACTGATGAAGAAGATCTATAAGGTCCGCGCCCTGGTTCTCGATCACGATGGCTCCGCCCTGGCGATCGAGGCTGATCACCCGCGCGTCCTGCAGCTCCCGGGAGGGAGCCGTAAGCCCAAGGAGAACCCGGTCAAGGCTCTCCGCCGGGAGATGCGCGAAGAGACCGGTCACAAGGTCGGCTCCATCCGGCACGTGCGCCGACTCAAGGTCAACCGCAACGGATGCCGGGAGATCACGGACTTCTACATCGTCCGGATCAAGGGAGGACGCGGACGGCCAAAGCTGACCGGCCGCGAAGCAGCGCGCGGACTCCGTGTCTGCCGCTACGAATCCCCTCACGCGCTCATGAGCGCTCTGCAGGACCGCGTCCAGGTCCACGGCCGGAGCGCCGCACGGCGAGACCTCCGTCTCGTCTCCCTGACCGTGTGAGAGCTGACCCGCTTCGATCATCTCCGGCTCCGGCCGGACGGTGGTCGTGGATGATCAGACCAGCTGATCACCAGACGAAAGGTGACCGATGACCGACTACACCCCCGCCGCTCCCGCTCCTATCCAGATGGCCGACGTTCAGTGGACTACGAACGTGGCCGTGTCCATGGCCGTCACCGGAGCGCCGTCCATCATGGCCCCGTGTGGTCACCCCCTGCAGCCCGTGGCGTTCGTCGTGTCCTTCTTCCGTGGCACCCTGCCGAGCATGACGGTCGACTGGGACGTCCAGGGATGGGATCTCATGGTCATCCACGTGGACGAGTGGAACAAGTGCGGCCTTGACGGGCAGGAACTGACCCTGTCCCACAAGGACTTCGGAGAGGGGACCGCGCCGACGGCCATCCCGCCGGAGCTGCAGGGCATGGCCCGGACGCTCGGTATCCCGCTCCCCCAGGAAGAACTCCTGGGGCCGGTACCGGAATGGGTCCACACGGCGATCAAGTCGTACCAGCCGTACACGCCCGATCCGGTGTGTCCGCCGGTACGGACCGCGAACACGTACCACGGCTGATCCGGTTCGGTCGCGTACCAGTTCCCCGCGCTGGTACGCGCGCCGTGTCCGATCACCCCACAGAATGGAACACGATCATGCCCAAGCAGGTCCATGTTCAGATCAAGAAGAGCCCGCGTCCGGCTCCCGTCCAGGGAACGCCAGGCAATCCGGACTGCCGGACTCCCGGTGGACGGTTGCTCCCCTACTGACCTTGACGGCTGGTCACACTTGTGAAACCGTCGGAGTTCAACACCCCACCGATACGGAGATCCACATGATGAAGGTTTGGCTGTTCGAGATGATCGACGAAGGCCTCGATTACGACCAGTTCTCAGAGTTCGTAATCGCAGCGCAGACCAAGAAGGACGCCAAGGCTCTGGTCAAGGAGCGCCTGGAATCGGCGTCGAACCAGAAGATCAGGGACTTCAAGGTTCGGGAAATCCTTCCGGCTCTTGAGATGGCCGGTGTTCTCTGCGAGTCCTACCACGCTGGTTGATCCACCGGCCGCCCGGGGCCGGTCAAATCCGGGACAGTCCGGCAGCATGGCGCGTGCCCCCTCTGGCCGGAGGGAGCAGGGAGGTTCGAGACCTCCAGCCGGAGCAAAGGGGACCCGACCGGGGTCCCCGGGAAGGATCTCCACATGCAAACCCTGCAAATCCCCGACGGCCTCATGAACTTCATGATCGTGGTGGCTGTGATTTACGCAGTCCAGACCACGATCAGCCTGGGTTACTTCATCCTGGAAATCACCCGGGACGGACGCGATCACTCCGAAGCCGACGCGGAGCAGGAGGTGACCCGATGATGCTGACCGTCGGTCTCGGACTGATCGTCGTGGGTGTGGTCGGCCAGCTCTACCGGTGGACCCCGCTCCCCCTGAAGTCCCTGGTGTGGACTCTGGTCATCGCCCTGATGACCGTGTGGGTGGTGAGTCACTGATGCTCGCCATCCTGCTGATAGCCGTCGGCCTGATGATCCTCATGGGCGACCCCTCCGTGAAGGACGAAGAGGGGATCAAGAGGCTGGAGAAGATCGCCAGAGGCACCCGCGATTCGTTCACGGGTGGCAACGGAGCACCCAGCCCCTGGGATGACTTCATCGGCTGGTTCTTCTGGAGCGGTAAATGACTCAGTACGCGTACGTAATCACCGGGTCCTGGAGCCGACGCGCCGGAGCCCTGTCCACGAACACCATGACCGGAACGTTCGACATCGATCCGGATCAGACCTCGATCACCTACCGCGAGGCCTACGAAAAGATCTCTGGCGAGTTCGCCAAGTCTAGGGGCCTGGCCCCGGGTGAGTTCGCCGTCCTGTTCTTCTCCCTCCACCGAAACGAGACGCTCTGATGACCCTGCCCACCCAGTACGACCAGGCCGTCCGACCGCCGACGGTCGTCCAAACCCCATGGCTGACCGTCATGTCCCTGGCCTGGAACGTGGGCCAGGGGGAGCGGAAGACCACGTTCTACGGGACCCCGAAGTTCCCCCTCCACATCACTCCCAGCGAGATCTTCATGTGGGTTATGAAGGCCGCCCGCCGGAGCGCTGGCCTGGATCCTCAGGCCCCGATCGTGGTGATCATGTATCACGTCGAACCCGACGTACCGGTCCAAAGGAAGATCTGATCATGCCGACCTGTACCCGATGCCACGGCTCCGGAAAGTGCCGTGGAGCCGTCCGAACGTTCGCCTGCCCTCGCTGCTCCGGCTCCGGTAAAACGGCCACATTCGCCGCCCTGATCAAGGGCTGGCTGACCGTCATCCACGCGGCTCCGGCCGCCTGATCACACGAAAGCCCCAGCGGAGATCACTCTCCGGCTGGGGCTTTCTGCGTTTCTGGTCAGGTTCGTCCAGTCCAGTCCAATCCAGTCCAGCCGTCGGTGTGCGGGGAGACGCGCGAGAACGGTCATTTTTAGCCTGGACTGGACTGATGTTCATCACCCACAACCACCCAGACGCCACGCTTCGAGCCCGGCCGGATCACTCCGTCCGCCTCCAGCTCCCGCAACCTGACGAACACCCATGACCGACTGATCTTGGTCCTCTCCACGATCAGGGCTGCCGTGTTCGCTCCGGCCCGTATCGCGTCCAGAATCGGGCTACCCGTGTCCACCAGTTGCTCCACCACGACCGCGTCGACTACGTCCGGAGTGGTTGTACCGGGAAGGGGGTAGCTGGTCTGTGCGTTGCTCTCAGAGCCCCCCAGCGAAGTCCGCCTCGAAGCCCAGCGCTGAACCTCCCGATCCCGATCTTTGTCCGTGATATTGAAGGCCCGCGCCAGCAACGGCCGGATGTTCTTCCGGTTCCGGATCATGAACGATCCCGGACGGTTCGGGGGAATCTTCGAGGGTCGCCAGCCGTCCTTCGTGGCGTTCTCCCCGAAGATCACCCGGTCGGCCGAGTCACCCCGCGTTTTCGCGCCGATGTTCTGTGGGCAGTTGGCCTTGATGATCATGGATAGAGCCCGGTCGGTCGGATGCTGGGTGGCGACCAGGACACACCCGCCGAAGGCCCGCGAGAGTGCCGTAATGTCCTCCGCTTCGGATTCCAGCTTGTGGCGTTTGAGCTCGAAGGCCTCATCAATGATCAGGACCATGAACGGGTCTTCCTCCGTGACCGGCCACTCCCGGATGCCCTGGTCCCCCATGAGATCCCCGCGTCGTTGCATCTCGTCCTGGAAGATCCTCATGACGCGTCTGGCCTGGCGTGGGTTGATCGCCAGTTCCGCCATGACGTCGGAGTACGGCCGGAGCTCGATCCCTCCCGGCTTCAGGTCGATCCCCAGCAGAGCGATCTTCGGATTGCGCATGAGCTTGCAAATGATCGCGTTCAGGATGCCGGACTTACCGGCCCCGGTCTCTCCGGCGATCAAGGAGTTGATCAGCTCGAATTCGACGTCTCCCCCGGTCTCGAAGAGTCCGATGATCATGTCGTCCGTGTCCGGCAGGGGGATCGGCTCGGCGTGCGGGTCCACGATCATCAGCCGGATGATGGCCTGCTGAGCGTTGCTCTCCACCGGCTCCACCCGGCTGGCCCCGCGTCTGCAGGCGAAGGCGCTTTCGAGCTTCGCCAGCCGCCGGACCGTGAAGTCCTCCACCGCCGCGCCGCGCCGGAATCTGATCTTGATGTCGACGGAGACGGGAGTGAACCGGATACCCAGCACCTTGGAGTTCGACAGCTGACCAGCGCTGGACAGCGCCGACCAGTCCAGGAGCAGGGCAGCTACTTCGTTCCGTCTGGTCTGCCTCTCGCGTGCCGACATACCAGCGTGGAACTCCACCGGGATGGACCCCCTGATCTTCCGGTGGTTCCACCACGGGGCCGATACCAGAACGGTCAGGATCGCCAGGACCGCCACCTCTCCGAAGTCCGGCGGACCGGTACCAGCGGAGCAGGACCAGCCGTACCAGCCCGCCGCCGCCGTACCGGCCAGCGCCGCGTACCGGCGCTCCGGCACCCGGTCCAGTTTGACCTTGTCCCCGTAGATCAGGACCAGGACGGAACACACCAGCGTTGCCGACACGATCCCGACCGGATCGCCGACCACGGCCGCCAGCGCGTACCAGCCGGACGCCAGGTACACCGGGAGCAGCTGGTGACGGTTCCGCCAGAGCAGGTACTTGGCGTCCTTCTTCGCGTTCCGGCTGCCGTGCGGCTTCTCATCCGGCGGCCGGAGCCAGACGATCGTTGACTCACCCATGATCAAACTCCACACCATCGGGACGATCACGATGCAAGGGGAGCCCGGTCCACCAGGACAGGTCACGCCCAAACTCGTCAAGGTCTTCTCCAAGATGATCGTTCACGAACCAGCCCCAGCAGTCAGGGCATTTGCACCACTCACCCAAAACGGATCTCCGTCCGCATGTGGAATCCGCCGCCGCCAGAGAATGACCGGAAGGCCATATTGCAGCCGTCCCGGCAGTCATCGCACAGAAGATCTTCCGCCGTGATCGTTCCATAGCAGGGGATCGGGGTCATCCGCTGGCAGCGACACGTCGGAGCGGCCTTGACCGGCTCCGGCTCCAGCCGGTCACATCCGAGAATCCCGCAGGTACCTCCGTCACCCATGCACGTGGGGAAGCCGTCATTGTCAGTCCCGCATGCGAACCGGTGGACGGGGTTAGCCATGATCGGTCCGCCCTTCCGCCACGTAATTCTTCACGAACCTGGCCAGGCCCCGGTTGGCCCCGGGCATCCCGACAGCGTCCATGAGATCTCGTTCAGAGATCGTCTTTCCCGGTGAGTTCAGCGACTCCCGGTAGATCTTCAGAGCCTCGCTGAACTTCGCGTGCTCCACCCCGGGGCCATTTCGCCTGGGTGCCTCCAGCGCGGGCTTGACGCTGCCCGTGACGGCCTTCGCCTTACGCTCCGGCACGACCACACGCGTGACGTCGACCGCAGGATCTGGGGCCGTCTCAGGGGCCGCGAACTGCTTGGTGATCGACAGGATGACCAGCAGGCCGGAGGTTGCCGCGATCGGAGGTACGGCCGCCGTGAGGTGGAACGTCCAGTCGGCCGCCGGTCCCAGCTCCTGGAAGCTGTTGGCAGCGACCGACACGACCAGGCCGACGATCGTGATCGTCCAGCACAGCCCACGGACGCGCTTGGGCCAGCGATAGAAGGCCGACAGCAGAAGGCCCAGCTCTCCGGCGACGATGAACACGTCCACCTGCAGAGGCCAGAAGTCCGCCGTCCATCCCCGGTTCACGCCGTGCGCCATGGCCCAGTTCCGGAGCCCGTGGAACGATTCCGCCAGCGATACCAGGCTGGCACCCAAGACCAGCAGTACCAGCGGTACGACCGGCCAGTTCTTCTTCCAGAAGTGGTTCATTCGTCCACCTCCAGCAGGGCTGCCACGTCATCCAGAGCAATCAGCGCGGACAGGTGCCGTACCAATTGGGTGGCCGCCGACGCGAGACGTTCCGCGCGGTTCATGGCCACGTCCAGAGAGACCACGGGTGGTGTGAGGATCTCGTTCAGTCCGTCCGTTTCCCTGGTCACGTTCTCCAGCTCCAGATCCACGTACCGCCGGAGCCGTTCCACCCGGGCCGCGACTCTCGTTTGTGTGCTCATGATCTCTTTCCGTCCGTTGGTTCTTTCATCGTTGGTACGCCGCGATCACCAGGTACACGGCCAGGAAGATCGCCGCCACCACGGCCGATCTCTGCCATGTCAGGGTCAGGTACAGGAACCATCGGGCTCCACGTCTGGGCCAGCGCATGATCCGGGACCACCAGAGCTCTACCGGCGACTGGGGATCGTACGGAGGTACCGAAACGGTCCAGTCGTCCGCAGGCCTAACGTGTGCCTGGCCACCTCCGAGAGGGACCAGCGCGTACCCGTCCGGGACATGCACCGGGAGATCGTGGTTCGAATCCATTCCGCTAGCTTGTTCGATATGTGACCATGTGTCAAGATGGGTCTGTGTACCTGACAGGTACGGACGGAAGGAAAGATCGTGATCTTCACCCACTTCAAGCCCGGTTCGGATACGAACCACTTCTTGCACGTCGGATGCGTGGAATGCACGGCCGCAACACTCAGCCTCCAGAACCTCGGAACGATCGAGAGCTGGTACCGCCAGGGGATCATCGGACAGGACGCCTTCGAGGCGTACACCTACGTATGGTCCATCTCGGCATGGCGCATGGACGGTCCCGACCGGTTGCCACACCCCGACCTAACGAAGGTCTGGGAAATCGTCACCGCCATGCATGAGTACAACCGCTCACGCGGACTGGTTTACGGACCGTGGTCCTGATGACAACACCCGTGATCGACACGATCGCGTTCCACGCGCTGACCGAAGACGGTGGCGCGGTCCTCATGGCCGGACAGTTCTGGTGTGAAGGCGAGGTCGAAGCCGGGCAGTCAACCATCTGGGTGGTGACCCCGGACCAGCAGGCGTACCGGCTGACCAAGATCCGTAAGCGGGCATCCGAGATGGTTCACATCGCCCGTGCCATGGGTTCCACCGTGGAGACCCTGAACCGTGGTCAGGGATGGATCACGACCAACTTCTATGAGCACCGCTGGAGCTGGACATGAACGAGCCCCTGAAGTCAGGCTGGTTCGAGGTGGACCAGATGTTCCGCTTCGTGAACAGCCTCTGCAGCTGGGACCAATGCCGGGAGCCCGTGGCCGCGCCGGACGTGATCGAGGTGACGCCGTTCTCCCTGTACTGCAGGGACCACGCCGGAGAACCGGACGCGACCAAGAACGTTTGGTTCAAAGAGGTACGGCGATGATGGACCCCCGTACCAAAGTCCGACGCCAGGTCAAGGGGCTGATCCGGGACCTGGTACGTGACGCGCTCTCCCAGGGCCTGGAGCTGGAGGGGTTCGCCCGGACCTTCGGCTGTACCGAAGATCAGCTGGAGCGTGAGATCCTCCGGCAGATCAACCAGCTCCACCGGGAGAGTCTCGGATGATGGGGAAAAGCCATGCCGCTACCGGGATGTTCGCCTTCTGGGCCGGTACCTCCTGGTTCCCCCAGAACCTCCCCGCGCTGGTACTGGGGAGCGTGGTCTGTACCGGGGCCGCCCTGCTCCCCGACATCGACCACCCGAACGCGACCACCACCAAAACCTACGGTCCCGTAACCTCCGCATTCTCCTGGACGGTACGGAAGATATCCGGCGGACACCGGAACGGTACGCACTCCATTCTGGGGATCTCGATCCTGGGTGGTTCCACGTACCAGGCAGTCCTATTTCAGAGCGTCCCGGGGTGGCCCGGTCAGGTGGCGAAAGCCTGGCTGGCTCTGTGGCTGATCCTGGCCGTGGCCGGAGCGGTACGCCTGCTGAAGATCGACGGGATCATTGACGATCTCCTGCCCATTCCGGTCTGTGCCGCGCTGGTCTACCTGCAGCCGGTCAGCCTGGCCTGGGTTCCGCTGGCCCTGGTACTGGGGAGCGCTACGCACGTCGCCGGAGACATGCTCACGAACGGGGGCTGTCCCCTGCTCTGGCCGTACGCCCCAGGCAAGGGGAAGAAGGCGAAGCCGAAACGCTACGCCCTGGGCTTGTTCAAGACCGGGGGAACGGTAGAGAACTGGGTCGTTCTGCCCAGCGCGATGATCGGGACAGTGGCCCTGATCGGATGGAGGGTCTTCGGATGACGAATTACTTCAGCCTGATGACCATGAGACCTGTGGTCTACAGGTATCACTCTCTGTCGTGTGTCTGCGAATACTGCCTGGCGATGGATCATGGCCTGGTCCAGGAATGGCGGGCAGAGATCAAGTTCATGAAACACCCGATCGGATGGACGGTCTCCCGATGATCTTCTGGTATCACTCCCTGACGTGCGTCTGCAGGTACTGCCTGGCGCTGGACTGTGACCTTGATCAGGGCCAGGTCGAGATCGGTTACATGATCACAACGAGTAAGGACGGATCATGACGGACGCATGGCGCTGGTCCCCGGACCTACCGGAGAACCCGTACCCCAAGTACGCCGACGCGCGGCTTGACCCCCGTGAACGGGCGGACGTTCCGTTCCAGGATGCCGACGACCCGGAAGGGGCCGTGGCCTGGCTGGATCAGGAGCTGGAGCGGAACGATCAGGCGATGTCCGGAGTGACCCGACGGGACCACCAGATGATCAACGTCCCGATTCCTCCGGGACGGCGTGACCTCATGGCGGAGACGTTGTGGGTTCGGGATGATGCCGTGGCGTCGGGGTCCTGTTCATCGTGTCGGAACGCCGCAGAGCAAGGACCATCGGGAAGCTGGTGGCACACGATCCGCGCATGCTCCGACATGTCGGCCGCCTTCACGCGGGATCCTCCCAGGTACCCGGGCGCTCCGTGGCCCGTGGAGAATGACCCGCCGGAAGACACGGACTGGATTCCATTCCAGCAAGGGGGCTGGATCTCCGGACCCTGCCGGTTTCGGTAGAGTCCCCCGGATGATCGACGGACAGCCGACACTGGAAGATCTCGAAGCCTGGGCTGAACGGGAGCTGGAGGAACGGATGGGTGATCTTCGGCTTGTGGCCCTGATCCACTGGGTTCACGACCTGGCGGGCTTCAAGTTTTGACCTGGGCCGATTACAGGCGCTGAGTCAGGCAAGCACGGACAGTGACATGGCAAAAGGCCTGACGCGGATCTCCAAACGCGTCAGGCCTTCGCTCCACCCCGGGCCGGAGTCTACTGCTTCGGAGCGTTCGGGGTGATGATCACTCCGACGGCAGCGAGCGCGGTCACCGCCACGTAGAGCCATTCCTGATTGGTGATCCCGTCCGTGAGGACGGCCCCGAGAGCCGTGGCCGCAGCTGCAGCCCCAGCCCAGATGAACTTCCTGTACCTGGCCAGCATCCGGCCATCTCCTTATCTCGGTGCCGTCCATGCGGCACGCCATGACAGAGGCCCGAGGACCCCATCGACCATCATGCCCTTCTCGTCCTGGAAAGCGCGCAGGACCCGTTCGGAGCCCGAGCCGAACGCCCCGTCCGCGTCGACCCGCCAGCCGCGTTTCTTCATCTGCGTTTGCCAGACCTTGACGTCGGCACCTCTCATGATCGGAGGCTGGGTGATGATCCGTCCCGGGAACGGCGGATATGCCGGGGGTTCTACCGGAACGGTCGGGAGGACGCCCGGTTTCCACTGCCCGTAGTCGGTCTTGTAAGCCAGGTCGTAATCACAGTCGACCCCGCCCACGCGCTGATCGTTCAGGTACTGGTACAGGTGGATCCGCTGGTCTCTCCGGCCGCCGCTCCAGGCGTACGTCTGCCAGCCCCACGTGATCAGGTGGTCATCGAAGCCCCAGCGGATCGGGTCGTATCCGCCGTACATGCCGACGCGCCCCAGGTCGAGAACGGAGATCACTCCTTTGAAGTACTCCGTGATCTTCGGCCAGTCTGCCTTCTGCGCGTCGAAGTCCACGGCGAAGTAGATAGGCCTCGATCCCGGCATCCCGCACAGGGCGGCCTGGCTCTGTGCCGCCTTCGCGTCGGCCGCGCCGCCAGCGCGCCCCCCGGTCTTCGCCCGTGACGCCGTGGTCTCCCAGACGACCACACACCAGATCCCGGCTTTGGCCAGCCTGTCCGCCTCAGACCTGGACAGGTTCTTGCCACTGGTGTCGTGGGAGAGGTAACGGGCCGCGAACTTCACGCCCGCCGCCATCATGCTGGCGACCGACGGACGGCCCCAGGCGTAGTCGATACCGAAGATCGTCATGTGCATCCCTTGTCTCTGGCCAGGTCCTTCAGGAGCTGGTACGTGCGTTCCTGGCGCTGGGTCGGTAGCGGGTCGGAGGGCGGAGGCTGGGCTACCGCGATCAGCAGGGCGCACCATTGGTGGTCGGCCTGGCGCTGGACGTGGTGGGTGTAGGAGTATCCGCCGATGGCCAGAACGGCGAACGAGATGAACATGATCACCAGCGTGTAGGCATTGCGAAACGTCTTCTGTGGGTATTCGGCCGCGCCCTTCACCAGATCCACTTACCGATCTCGATCACTGGCCAGAGGCAGAGGACGAAGGCGGTGATGTAGAGGATGGTGATCCGGTAGGTTCGCTCGTCCCAGATCTGCCCAGCCACAGGGCGGCCAGGGTTCCCGCGCTGGTGGCCACCGCCGCGTACGCGAGAATCACGGTCACGCTGGGCTGATCCTTCATTGTCTCCGTGTAGATGCCGAACGCTCCGACTCCCAGCAGGACCAGATCCCTGATCGCGGTAAAGATCTTTTGCCACACCCAACACCTCCGACTCGATCACATCCCCCTGGTCACCGTGTATCCGGTCAGGTCCATCGTGGTCACACGCTGGTCGTCAGGGCCGCCCCAGGCATGGCTACCGTGTCGCCGGTACCGGACGCGCCAGGTGTCCGGAAGGATCTCCACGTAGGCCGACGTGCTCTGAATCTTGGCGGATTCGTCCCGGCCCGGCTCCCCCTCGAGTGACAGCATGGAGGAGATGTCCGTGAGCAGGGGGACCGTCCGGCCGCCGAGCGTCACGAACGATGCCAGCGTCGGATCGTCCAGGTTCCGGTGGAGGTGACCGCACATCATGCCGACGATGTTCGGGCAGTCCTCGAACAGGTCGTTCAGCGAGGCCTGGGGGAGTAGCGCGTCCTGGGTCAGCAGGCCCCCGAACTCCATCGGTGGATAGTGATCACAGAACACGACAGGCCCGTCGTGCTCCGTCGCCATGTCGGCCGCCCACTCCCAGCTCTCCGGCGGAACCGTCCACTGGGAGTCCTCAAGGGAGAAGTCGTCCACGGTGATCGTGAGGAACCGGATCCCCTTGACGTCGACGTAGGTGTTGGCGTCCCGGCCGTAGGCCGTCTCCCACGCCTGTCGGGTGTGCGTCGACCGGCCCCGGATGTCATGGTTGCCCATGACCCACAGGGACGCTCCGGCAGGGCATCCGGCCGTGGTCAGCCACGGCACCGCGTAGTCGTCCTCTGTGCTCAGCCCGTGGTCCACGATGTCCCCGGTGTGGAGGAACAGGTCCACCACGGGTACGAGTCCTTCGGCGTAGTCCTGCAGCATCGTGTCGCCCTCTTCGTCCGACCAGTCCCGGTAACCCCAGTGGGTATCCGAGACGTGGTTGACCAGGACGGCATCGGATGGGCTGATCAGTGGCCAGGGTCTGGTGTGGGTCACAGCGCCGCGTACCTCACGGTCGCCGTCATCGGAAGCCGGACCGTGGTCGGGGTTCCCGTATCGGCCCAGAGAAGGCAGAGCAGATCGCCCTTGTCCAGATCCCTGTCCCCGTTCCAGTTGGCGGAGTCGAACGACCAGGCCTTACGGGTCAGGATCTCCCCGCCTGCTTCCGCTCCCGCGAGCTGGGTGGTCTTGCTGGCCATGTCGGGGAAGCTTCCGGTCGGCAGGCCGCGTTCCAGGGTCAGCCGCCAGTAGTTGGTGTTCGACCCCACCACGGCGGGCTGACCCGACCCCAGGCTTGAGTACTCGATCGAGATGTCCATGCTCAGGATCCGGATCGGGAACGGGGCTGCCATGAGCGTCATGCGCGGTCCGCTGGTGAAGGTCGTGGACCCGTTCCACGTCGTGATCACGGTGGAGAACAACGTCTCCTCTAGCGTGGGCATGGACGTCTCCAGAATGGTCATCCGTCCGGCCAGCAGACCGACGGCGACTTCAAGTTCTTCCAGGGTCATCTTGATCTTTCGTTAGAAGGGGACCACGGCGATCACACGGTGCGCGAAGGTGGAGGTTCCGCCCCCGGCCGTGGTCCGGTACTTGACGGTAAATGTAGTGGACCCGGCCGTCATGCCTGTTCGGACACCGGTCCAGGTCCCATGGAAGGTGTCCTTCGCCGTACCGGATTCGGCGTAGAAGCTGTTGTCGTCCGTGGCCGACAGGGTGTTTGAGCCGGAGAGAGCGAAAGTGATCCGGGAACCAAGCCCGGCCGTGTCGTTGTAGAGCAGGCTTCCGACGGAGATCAGGCAGGCCGTCCCGTTCGCCACCGTGATGGCAGGGCCGGAGATGAGGGGTAGATCCACGTAGGTGGTCGTGGTCGTGGAGTCATAGAACGGGATCATCAGAACGTCGGGGTTGCGCTGAATCAGGGTGTTCGCCGCCGTGGTGCAGATCAGCCCTCCGGCTGACAGGGCGACAGCAGCCTCTGACACTCGAAGATTGTCCCGGCCGTACTGGTTCCACTGAGACGCCGTGAAGACGTTCCCGGTCACGGCCGTGAAGGGAGAGGACCACGCCATAGCTCCAGCTCCTTTCAAAAAGGGACGACCATCATCAGCCGGTCGTTGAACGTAGCGATTCCGCCTCCGGCCGCCCGGTACCTCATGCCGAAGATGTTGGTTCCGGGGTTGAGCGGGCTGTAGATCGTCGTCCAGGTCAGCTTGAAGAAGTCGCTGGCGTTGCCGGAATCTCCGGCCACCACGTTGACCTCATCAGCCACTCGCTCCGTGTCGCCGGACAGGTCGATGGACGCCCGGCCTCCTGCTCCGGCCGTGGAGTTGGAGATGCCGGAACCGATCGTGACCATGGCCTTGTTCCCCGTGATCGCCGTGACCTCCGCCCCACTGGGATCAAGATCCACATAAGAGGCACTGTCGGTAGTGTCCGAGGTGGAGACGAAGGTGACTCCCGGGGTCCGCATGGTCAGCCCGCCGAACCCTGTAGTGACGAGCAACTGCCCGGCCGCCGTGGCCGACGTCGGCCCCTGTGCGTTCAGGTTGTCCCGGAGGAAGGTGTTCCACTGAGCGGCGGTCAGGGTCGTGTCCGCGATCGCTGTCAGGGGCGAGGTCCAGGCCATGGCGGTCCCCTCTCAGAACGGGATCAAGGTCATGATGCGGGTGGTGAAGGACGCGGTACCCCCGCCGATGGCCCGGTATTTCGCCGTGAAGGTGGAGCTTCCGGCAGTGATCGGATTGAAGATAGTCGTCCAGCTGATCTGAAACCCGTCGTTGGCGTTGCCCGATTCACACGCGGCGGAGTTCGTGTCATCCGCTGCCGATGTCGTTGCCCCGGAGATGTCGCACGCCATGCGCGCCCCCAGCCCGGCCGTGCTGTTGGACATGATCGCCCCCCAGGACGCCAGCGCCCGTACCCCGGTGGTCCCGGTGACGGCCGGACCGACCGTGGTCAAGTCCCCATAGGTGGTGAGGGTTCTGGTCTGTCCGGTGGCGACCAGCGCCCTGTCAGGCGTCCGCTGTGCCATGGCATTGGCTGCCGTGGCACAGAACATCCGTCCTGACGCCGTGGCCAGCGCGACCGCGCACACGTTCAGGTTGTCCCGGACGGATGTGTTCCACAGAGACGCTGTGACCAGGTCCTTGGCAACCACGGTCGGAGGAGACGTCCAGGCCATCACATCACCCCGTGATCTATGTTCTCCTGGATCAGTTCGGCCACGGTCTGCCCGTCCTCGACCCCGTGCTGGACGGCCGTGATGTGACCGGCCGGATACCAGTTCCGCGTCATCGCCAGGGGCCTGAGATTCAGGACGTTTTCGATATCGTCCGCGTCATGGGGGAAGACGATCGACTGGGTCACGGTCCCGCACTGCCGGTTGCTGCAGATGAAGTAGTCCTTACGGTCCCACCGGCTCTCTTTCGAGTACCTGTTCGCGTACAGGGGTTCGACCGTCAGATATTCCGCGTTCTTGCAGCCCTCCACCGGGCAGTCCCCGACCCAGCGCCCGCGATAGACGTAGGCACGTACGCACGTCGATCTCCAGATAATCAGCTGACCGGGCTTGTTCCGGCGGGCCAGCTCTCCGGCGAACCGGCGGGCCAGCTTGCGCATCTGCTTCGGCTTCAGAACCGGAGCGTTCGAGATGCCGTAGGGAACCAGCTCCCCGGGTGTCACCGGTACGAGATCTGTCATGTGGCGAACCTACCCGTCCCGAACTTGCCCCGTGTGGCGTGATCGAAGGTGAAGATCGTGGAGGGGTCGTCCAAAGCGGAGTTGGTGGACACGGCCTCACATCCGTAGCTGGTCACATGAACCAGTCCGGCCTCACGGACGCGATGGGTGAGGTTCTCCACGAAAAACGCCCTGTTCAGCCCCAGCTCCGCTTCAACTACCGTGATCCGATCGGAGAGATCACGGGCCAGGTTCTGAGTCAGCCTGGTCTCCAGGCCGGTGGCTCCGACGACGTCGAAGGTGACGATCGGAAGGGGGTCCTTCCGGTAGGCCACCGCCAGCGCGGCTATCGCCTTGGCGTCCTCCAGGCTGGCCGCTCCGGCGTCCTCCGGCCCGGCCTTCCGGCCGTAGGCCGTGATCGACGTGGAGTCCGAAGCCGTCGCTCTGACGGTCCGGCTGACCGGTACCAGATAGCCCCTGACTTGCAGGCCGTCGATGACACTGTCTCCGGTGGCCGCGATACTGATGATCGTTGACAGTCCCTGGGTTCGGGAGATGGTCACGTTCACGGAGCCGGAGCGAAGCTGGTAGTCCGTGCCGGACACAGGTGTGATCATTCCGTAGAACGGGTCGGAGGACGCTGCGACGATCGTGTACGTGGTCCCGTTCGGGACGAAGTACGACAGCTCTGACGACCAGACCACACCCAGCGCCGATTCGGGGTTTCTCTCGTCCACGTCGAAAGAGACGTCATTGACGATGTCAGACCAGCCCTGGTCGTACTCCAGCGGAGCCGACAGCAGGGGCTCGGACCCCGTGTCCCTGAAGGTGGCCTGGCTTGTGGTGGACGCGGTGAGCAGGAATCGGTGGTGCCGGTCACGGAACACGATGCTTCCGCTGGAGTCGACCGTGATCAGGGACGGCGATCCTTCGGCCGCCATGATGTTGGTGAGCGCGGTATAGGCGTCATCCCCGTCCACCACCCACCAGCGCATGATCGTCGCACCGCTGTCAATGTCCCGGAGACTCCCGGACCATCCGATGGCGTCCAGGACGGCCGTCACCGCGTCGCCGGTCCTGATGATCTCGTACAGGTCCGTCGTGACCCTGGCCTCTTTCAGCTTGGCCAGTGCGTCTTGAGCGGTGATCTGAACCGAACGCTCGCCACGCTCGGGAAGGACCTTGTACTCATCCATGTGACCCATGAACATCGTGGTCATGGCAGGGGTCAGGTACATGTCATCGCCGTACAGAACGGCTCCGGCCCCGGGGGTGCCCTGGAACTTCCATACGATCTGACCGAAGGCCGCAGTCCCCGGGGATGTCGCTGTGGCCGTGACGTTGGTCCACTGGCCTGTGGTGATCGTCACAGACGTCTGGCTGGTGGAGATGTAGGCAGGGGCCGATGTGTACCAGTTGACCCCTACGGCCACGTTGGTCGGTAGCCCGATGGGGGAGTACAGGTGCCCTGTGTACTGGTAGGACGTGGAAGGGCTGACCGCAGCCTGGGTCCCCTCCGCCCGTGGATCCAGGGCCGCGTCCGAAGTCAGTTTTCCCGACGTCGTCCCGGACCTGGCGAACGTGGACGATCTGACGAGTGTGGAGCTCCCGGACGCGGACCAACCCGTGGTGTTCTCATCGAACGCCGGATTGCTGTTCAGGATCGTGGCGGCCTGGATCCGGAGTGGCCGCGCCGGAAGGATGTTGCCGACCAGTGGAGAGCCGGAGTTCTCCGGTGAGTAGTCCCGGCTGGTGTTCAGGAGCTCCAGGTTGGCCGATCCGGTGGCGACGGGGTTGAGCGCCCGCTCCATGTTCCGGCCGTAAGTGACCGACAGCTCCTGAAGGGTCCTGGTGGTGACGTCCTCCCCGACGTTCGTCCAGGTCCCGTTGTTGCTCCAGTCGATCGAGATCGTGTAGAGGATCGCCACAGGTCATCGCCTCCGGGTGGCCGGAGGGATCTTGTCATGGCGAGTGAGCCGCTCCCACGATTTGGTCAGCCACCGGTCCAGCTCCACCTGAGACCCGATCACCCCGTAGTTAGCGATCACCGGAGCGCCTCCGGCCCCGGACGTCGCCAGATGTTCCACACGGCCCGTGCCGTTGTAGACGGGTGGATTCCATCCACGCTGGAGCGAGAGCCTCCCAGAGTCCGCGCTGAGCCCGTACCGGGTGGTGAAGAGGCCGTCTGCAGCACCGCGTGCGCCAGGACCCGTACGGACTCCCCTGCTACCGGACGATTCCACGTTGACTCCCATGAGGGTGCCCGCCATGTGACCCACTCCGGCATGGGTGATCCCCATCTGGAAACCGGACTTGGCCCCTCGCATGAACCCGGCCGGACCCACGGCTCCGGTGAAGCCGTGGGTGGTGAACAGCCGGGAATAGGGGTTCCTTCCCTTGATCACGTTGACGATCGCGCTTTGGAATCCGGAGCAGTCATACCCTCCAGGGCCGACACCTCCCCAGACGTAGGGTTTCCCGGCCTGCGCTCTGGCGAAGTCAAGGCCCTTCTTCATCCCCGGGCCGCCAGCTCCCCCGAGGTGCTTCTTGATCCATCCCCAGATGTTGTCCTTGATCCACCGAGGGATACCGGCGATCAGGTCCCGGAACATGCCGGAGCCGGGAACTCCCCCGCCCATGAGCTTGTTCAGCAGAGTCTTAGCGATCTTCTCCGGAGCATTGAACAGCCAGCCACCCAAACCCTTCAGGAATCCGGCCACACCTCCATCGGCGAAGCGTCCGGCGAAGCCCCCGACGATCCCGCCGTTGGCGAACCCAATGCCCTCCCCTCCCATCCGGTTCCCGCCGGTCATCCACTTCTGAACCCCGGCTGACCCTCTGCGCTTGGCCATGGCGTTAGCCTGTCCCACCCAGCGCGAACCGACGGCCTTGGTGAACTCCGGCCGGAAGATGGACTCCCCGGGAGACACGGCCGCCAGCAGAGAGTCTCTCCCTGGGGCGTACCCGGGCATGACTCCACCGCCCGCGAACTTGTTCAGCTTGTCCAGCCTGGTATTGATACCGGCCAGCCTGGCAATCCCGTTGACCATGGGAACCAGTCCGCCGTTGTAGATTCCGATGATGAAGTTGACCGGCGTCTTGGCGATGCCGATCAATCGGTTCCAGATGGACCGGATGCCGGAAACGGTGGATGAGAACGCGGACTTGACCACCCCCAGCGCCGACTTCAGCAGGTTGAACACGGGGCGGATCCCGTTCCGCCAAACATTGCTGATCACGGTCTTGACCGTGTTCATGTGCGACCGGATGAATGAACTGACAGAGCTGAACACCGGTCGGACGACGTTGGTGTAAAGCCACCGGATCACTGGCGCGAGCACACGCATGATGAAGAACTTCAGTGCGTTGAAGTAGCCCCGAATGAGAAGCCAGGCCAGTTTGATGTAGATCTGAATGGCGATCCAGGTGATCTTCACGATGTTGGCAATGAATGTGAAGGCGTTCTTCAGGGTCACGGTCAGGATCTTGGTGATGAGCCGGAAGATCGGCCCGATGATCGCCCACGCTATCTTGATCACAGTGGAGATGATGATCCACGCCACCCTGACCACTGCCCAGAAGATCTTGAAGTATTTGATCAGGATGTTGATCTCAATCACCAGGATCTTGAAGATGACCTTGAGGATGGCCCACCCTATTTGAGCGGCCTGCTTGATCTTCTCCCACGCGACTACGGCCGCTAGCTTGATCACCCTCCAGGCCTCATTGACGATGTTCCTGAAGGTGGTGAAATTCTTGTACGCGTAGATCACCGCTCCGACCAGAGCACCGATAGCTACGATGATCAAGAAGATCGGGTTGGCCGACAGGACAAAGCTCCACGCTGCCGTGGCTATCGTCACGGCCTTGATGGCCAGCGCGATGGCCCCGAACACGGTCACCGCGACGGCTAGAGCGACGATCGCCCCCTTGATCATGTATACGCCGATGGACCCTGTCTTCATCCACTCACTGAAGGCCTTGACCCCCTCAACGGTCTTTTTAAGAGCCGGTACGAAGTTACTCGCGAGGAACTTCACCGCTGTGGTCAGGGCGGGAACCAGGTGGGTGTAGATCGACGTGGACCGGACCCACTTGCCCAGCTGCTTGATTCCCCAGATCACCTCGATCAGAGCGGGGGTCAGGTTCTCCGTCATCACCTTGAAGACAGCGATCACGGCCGGGAGGAAGAACTTTCCGATCTTGGCTTTCGCGTCCTGGATTCTGGCCGCGAGAATCCTCTGCTGGTTCGCCAGCCCGCCGGACGTTCGAGCGAAGTCACCCTGGGCAGTCTTCGTCTGCCTCATGATGATCCCGTACGCTAGCTGGGCCTTCTGAGACGCGGTGAACGTGTCCCCCGTCTTCTTCATCTTCACCCGGAGCGCTTCGACCTGCAGCGCGGCATCGGAGACGTCCACACCGAAGGCCTTCAGAGGTTCGGCTTCTCCAGCAAGGCCGGAGCGAAGGGCCAGGAGAACCTCTGTCGCGTCAATGTTGTTGAAGGACGCCATGTCACCAGCCAGCTTGACCATGGTCATGGACATGGACGCTGACTTAGACTGGGTCAACCCCAGCGCGCCCAGGAAGTTACCGAAGGTGGCCGTGGCCTCCGTGGCGGCCTGCCTGCTGATACCCATGCTCTTGGCCGCGCCCAAAGCGAACTTCGTGACAGCCGCGTTGGACTTACCGAACACGACCGCGCTCTTGGACATGGATTCGGACAGGTCTGAAGCCGCGTTCACGGAGTCTTTCAGGAAGTCGACCGCACTGAACGCACCGAAGGACGCGACCATGCCCACAGCCGCCTTCTTCATCCCCGAACCCATACGGTCCACGTTTCGCAGAGCGGAATCCGCTCCGCGTCGCGTGTTGTCCCGCATGACCAGGTTGATCAGAACGGTTCTGGCCGACATCAGTCCTCCGTCTCATCAAAGACCGGAAACGGGTCCTTGTCCCAGGGCACCGGGGGCTTCTCCGGCTGGGGCTCGGTCCCCTTGCCTTCGGCGCGCTGGTAGTTGGACCACTGCAGGGTGTAAAGGATCTCTTTCAGGATGCTCACGACCTGGGTCCACTCTACGAAATCGTCTCCGTGTATGGCCCGCCGGAGAGCGGAGTCCACCGGGAGATGATCCATGAACGAATAGAACTCCGGATAGGTCAGCTTCTCCGTTCCCAGGTCGGCCAGTCTCCTGCCGTAGAAGTGCGCCAAATCCGCCGTGACCTCTGTCGGGTATTCCTTGGGCAGTGAGACCAGCCAGGCTATTTTCCCGTGTCCATCCCCGAGTGATCGCCCCAGTCCTTGAACAGCCGGTTAAGACTGTCCAGCGACATGGGAAGATCGTCCCACTTCTCGAAGCTGCCTTCCGGCATGGTCTGCTCCAGGCCCAGCCGCAGAGCAGCCGTCATGAATTCGACGTCATCGTCGGCCGTCTCCATGAGACTGCGGTCCAAGCTGCCGAACGGAGGGAGAACGAATTTGATCCCGCCCTGGATCCAGCGATAGAGGTGTTCCTCTTCTTTCTGCTTCTGTTCATCCTCGTATGCGTCCAGGTCCAGGGGTTCAGACTGGATCTTGACCGGCCTCTTCTTCGGAGCGTTGCGCCTCCGTGGATCTCCGCTGACCATCTACCGTCCCCTTCTGCCTTGCACCGCTTGAGTGACGTTGCGCTCGAAGCCGTCTTCGACCACGCGCATGACGTCCGGAGTGTATCGGGCGATCACATCCTGCATCCACGGAGTGGACGGCTGACGTACCCAGACAGAGCTGTTGCCGTAGACCTGGTGACGCCAGTTCGTGAATCCCGGAACTCCCTCCATGTAGGACGGGAGGAACCCGGAGAACCGCTTACGTGGTGACATCCTCTGAGGGTTGACCCGGATCATGCTGGCCGCGTGCTTGCCATCCACGCGGAAGCTGAACACGATCGCCTTCGCCGTCGTGTCCCGAAGGGACGGCTGGCCCTGCCTCGCGCTCTGCCCCTTGGAAGGCAGGGACTTCACCTTGTTCCGAAGCGCGGGGATCATCTGGCGTTCGGCCACGGTCTTGACGCTGTCCGCGTACCGGGTCAGCGAAGCACGACCGCCCTGCAGCCGCCGCAGGTCCCTCTCCAGGTCCCGGAGCTCACGCGTATCCAGGTCGAACCCCGGCCCGGTAGGTGCCCCGGCCATGACCTACGCGACGGCCCTGGTAATGGTCCCCGACGTCGGCCAGGACACCTTGGTCTTCGCCAGGTCTCCCACTGATCCGTCGATCGGCACGTGGGAGTTGATCAGAATGTTTCCCTGGTACTCCGGGTTGGTCGCGGACGTGGTGGTGGAGACGGCCTTGGCCGTGAACGGGACCACGGTCCCCAGCGCCGCCCAGATCGTTGCGTCCACGTTCGAAGACGCGAAGTCCTCGTTGAACTCCACATCGAGCTTCCCGTCTTTGAGGCCACCGACACGGGAACGGAAGGTGGCTCCGAACGCCGTGCTCTCCTGCTCGTCCACGTCGATCGTGAGCGTCAGGGAGGTGGCGTGATCGGACAGGTTGACGGAGTTGATCTGAACCTTGACGTCAGTGAGAACGAGAATGGCCACGGGAGCCCCCTTCTAGGATCCGATGCCGATGGCACCAGCGATTGAGAACGTGCCGGTGATCGCGGTCACGTTGAACCGGAACCAGGTGTCCGTGATGGCTCCGGCCGTCCTGGTGACCCATGTCGCCCCGGCCGTGGTAATCGGACCGAAAGATGATCCGACGTTGGCCGGAGTGGAGAAGGCCCCCGTACTGTCCGATTCGATCTTGGCTGTGACCGTGGTTCCTGGGGTGCCCAGGACATGGAAGATCCCGTAGAGGTACTGGGTGGCCGACACGGCTCCGAGGTTGGCCCCAGCTCCCAGAGCTCCGGTCGCGCTCACGTTCCCCTTAGCAGGAGTGACCTGTCCACGGATGGCTCCGACGTAGTTGGAGCAGGATGACTTGATCGAGAACGGAGCAATCTCCCCGACAGCTCCGAACAGGTCATAGGACGGCTGCAGGCCCTGGTAGAAGTAGGCCACGCTGCCCTCTGTGGAGGTGGCCGCGTACGTCTGCCCCATGTCGGCCACGCCGAGGTTGGCGAAGGCCTGGGGGTCTGGGGCCAGCAGGGTGGCGGACTGCCAGAGCCCTTTGAGATCGGAGGTGACATCCTTCAGCCCGCCGACCCGGCTCTTCCACCCGGATTGACCGAACACGGTGGAGTCCTTGTCCTCCACCGACACGTCCAGGGTCAGGCTGTTGGAGTCGGTGGTGAAGTCGTACCCGCCTACCCAGGCGATGCAGTCTGTGAGGACTACCGGGGCCATGTGGTCACTCCCCTGTCTTGGCCTTGGCCGTGGACTTGGCCGGTTTCACGCTCAGTTCGGTCAATTCGATCAGGCCAGCAACGATCAGGGAAGAGATGTTTCCATCGGTGCACCGGGCCGCTTCGAGCTCAGAGCGCGTGACCGTCTCACCGTTCATCTTCCCGGCCACCTGCAGGCCTCCGCACACCGTATACGTCTCTTCCATACTCAGCCTCTTTCTAGTTCCCCGTGGCCACGATCATAAGATCGAAGACTCCGCCGTAGTAGTTGAAAGCGCCCATCTCCTCCGCACCCAACGGCCGGAACGATTTGACCACGACCTGGGCTACGACCCCACCCAGCGCGTTGTCGGCTTCCAGCGCGGTCTTGATCGACTGATCTCCTGTGGGGTTGGCGTATCCGGCCAGCGCCGTCTGCCCGATCCGGTCCACCACGGAGGAGACGAAGACGTACACGCGCGGGGAGATCGTCATGGACCCGGACCTGAACGCCCCGTGGTAATCGGGGATCTCCGGCACCCCGACCATGGCGAACGGAGGTGACATCTGGTCTTTGATGAACTCCGTGGTCCGCAGGCCGGTGATGTCGTTCAGAGCTGACTCGATCGCCCGCATGACTTCAATGATCGTCGGGGTCGCCATGTCAGGCCACCTGAACCATGGACCGAATGTACGGGGCGATCCGGAGCAGGACGTTTGGGTTCTCCCGGGCCTTGATCCGGCCCCATTCCCCGTACCCGCCGGAACCGAACGGAAGATCCTTCAGCTTCGCCAGGTCTTCGGCCAGAATCAGAGTGGCGATCTTGATCGGTTTCGGTACGGCCGCCCAGCCCCAGCGCGCCGTGACCTTGACGGAGGCCCGGCCCGTACAGGGGAAGTAGAGCCCTGTCGACGGAGTCGCCACGATCTTGTTGTACGGCCAGCCGGTCTGGCCGTTCACGACCCCGTTCAGGGGCCGGAGTTCATACCCGGCAGACGTCCAGGTGATCTCGTACGTTCCGTCGTACCCCGGGTCGGTGGCGATGATCAGACCTGCCGAACTCTGGAAGTCGTCCGTGCGGACGATCCGGCTGGAGATCGGATAGAAGACCCGCGCCGTCTCCGTACCGGCGTCGTTGAACTGGCGGTGACACTCCGCCTCGATCCCCCGGGACGCTCCGTCCAGAGCATCGTTCAGGGTCAGGTCGTCCACGGTATCTCCAGCTTTGATGCCCAGCCGGTCCTTCAGCTGGACCAATGTCGCGTAAGGATCTCCGAGAGCCATCCGGTCACCTCTCCTTGATCGCGCGGAACACGCCTTCGTCAAGGCTGATCTTAGGCGTAAACAGCCGCTCCATGCGGCTGGGGTCGCCGACGCGCACGGCCACGCCGGTAGGACCGTCCACGAACTGCAGCCGTGGTGTGTACCCGGCCTCTTTCGCCATCTTGGCGACCAGGGTCATCATGTTGGTGCCGACGCCGGTACAGAGGTTGACCGGCGACTCATACCCGTCCAGCATCGCCAGCGCACCGTTGACAACGTCGTCCACGTGAATCCAGTCCCGGACCTGGTGTCCGTTGCCCCAGATTCTGATGACCGGCTCCCGAGCGTTGATCTGTTCAGCGAACCGGCCGAACGGATAGTCCGGGGTCTGGTCTTCGCCGTAGCCACTGAACGGCCGGACGACGTGGACGGGAACACCGGCCTCGCAGAGCTGCAGAGCCAGAGACTCCCCCTGCCTCTTGATCCGGCCATAGATCGCGTCCGGTTCCGTCAGGCTGGTGGACGCGGTGAGTTCTTCAGTGTCCAGCTCTGTGAGCCGATACCGGATCCCGGCAGGAGTCTGCAGGCCGACCGGGTACACCGCGCTGGAGGACAGGTAGATCATGTGCCTGGGCTGCGACCTGATAGCCCATTCGAACATGACCGCGTCCAGCATCTGGTTGTAGACCATGGCAGCGGGCTGAGTGTCGATCGCCTTACGATGCGGAGACCGGGCCGCCGCGTGGACCACCAGGTCGTACTTCATCTGATTGGCCCTGGCCAGCTCCATGACGTCTCGCTGGTTCTGGTCTTTGATATCGCAGCGGACGACACGCCAGCCACGCCTATCGAGCTCCCGGACGAAGTGACGCCCCACGAAACCGGACGATCCTGTGACAAGCGCGGTCTTCACCGGCATCTCCTAAGCAAGCTGTGTCTCGATCTGAACCGTGTCGTACCCGAAATTGGGGAACGTCTGAATGGTCGCGTCCGCGAACGTGACCTGCCACTCCGCCCGAAACGTTCCGGCCGTAGCCGTGTTGGCGGTCAGCCACTGGTAGGTGACCTTGCCCTTGTTGAGGACCTGATCAGCGTCAACGGTGGCCAGAGCGTCAACGATGACCGTGGTCGCGTTGCTCATGTGGAAGCGCACGACGGCCCCGGACAGGGACACCGCCGCGCCGGAGGGGTCCAGCAGCGTGGCCGTGGCGACGGGAGCCGTGTCCCCCTGCTTGACGTAGTAGACGGTCATGACTCCCCTGTGCTGGTAGGCCCGTGTGAAGACCGTGTGGACGACTGGTGGTCATCTCCCGATGTGGTGACATTACCGCCGCCCCGTGATACAGCGGGAGCGCTTCCTCCCAGGGTGCCCGACCGGCCGGGTACCGGCGACGGAGTGCCCAAGGGTGTCACCACGACGACGACGGCCGGAGCCCCTGCCGTAGTGACGACGCGCAAGGGCGTGAACGTCACGTCCGTGTGGAGGACAGGGGCCGGGAATGACGCCGTGATTCCGATGGCCGAAGGCGCGACAGAAGCCGATGACGAGAACGTCACGGACGGAATCGACACGGAGCACTGGACAACATCCGGAGCAACGTTCGCGCTCCCGCTAATCTCCGGTACCGGGAGGGACGCCACCGCACCGACCGGATTCACAGCCAGAGTGACCCCCGTCGACACACCCGGAGCGGGGAAGCTCACTGCCGAAGGCACCGTGTCCGGAGACACCTCGGTTCCGGCCGTGATGCCGGGTGTCGCAACTGCCACCACAGCGGGAACCTGACCGGGCTCCACATTCGACCCGGCCGATACCACAGGGCTGGGCAGCGCCACGACTACAGGTATCTGCGTCGGGATGATCGTCACGTTACCGCTGGCCGACACCGTAGGTGCCGGGATTCCCAGGACACTCACGACGGTTCCTGGTACCACCTCCTGTCCCGTGGAGATGTCCGGAACGAACACAGCCGAGACCGAAGCGAGAGCTGGAGGAGACGCTCCGGCTCCCGTGGACAGGGCCGGAGCGGGCGTGGCGACGGACACGACCGTAACCGAAGGCTGAAGACCCGCGCCCGCGCTGATCTGCGGCTCCGGAGCAGCCACGATCGCACCGATACCGGCCACCGTGATCTCGCTGCCCACCGACAGGGACGGAGCAGGTGTGGTGACAGCCGCAGTCACATGCGAAGGGGTCGCCGTTCCACCTGTGGACAGATCAGGGGCCGATACCGCAGAAGCGACGGAGATCGTCGCTGCCGACGTCGTAGACCCGGCTGATGGTGATGGGACAGGGATCGCCGTGACCGCGTTGACGCCGGTCGCCGAAACGATGGTCACAGACCCCACAACGGGCGCTGGCATCCCCACGACAGCCGTAATCGTGTCCGTGACCTTCGCCGTCCCTATCGAAATGTCCGGAGACGGCAGAGAGCCCGTGGCAGCCACCGCGACGGGAGCGACCGTCATACCCGTGGACAGAGACGGAGTGGGGGCGGTGACAGCAGAAACGATCTGCCCGGCCTCCACGGTCAGCCCTGTGGACAACGAGGGTGCCGGAGCCGTCGCCACCGCAACCACCGAAGCGGGAGCCGGAACCGTCTGCACCACGACTACCGGAGCAGGCAGAGCGGCGATGACGGAGATTCCGGCCGGAGACGCCGTGGACCCCGTGGACAGGGACGGAGAGGATGCGGCAGCGACGACAGCGAGAACCGACGGAGCGGCGGTGGACCCCGTTGACAGAGACGGAGCCGGAGCGCTGGCCGTGGCCGCTATCTGCCCGGGCGTGACCGTGGCGTTGGTCGCCGTCAGGGCCTTGATCTCCAGCCCGTTGATTCCCCAGCTGGCCGACAGCGACAGTGTGCCGGACGCTGCCGTGTCCGTGGCGTCAGAGCGCCACTGAACTTCCTGGGTTTCCGATGGAGAGCTCTCGCCATGGTCCGCGAGCTCGGTCCAGTTCGTCCGTGGCGTGCACGTCGGGTTGCTGTTGGTCCCGATGAACGCGAAGAACCGGTTGGCCGCGTCCCCGGCCGCCGCGAAGCTGACCGTGGGAGCCGTGTCAGTGACCGGTCCGGCCGTCACCGCCTGGACGACCGTTCCCGACGTGTCGTGACCGAGAACCTCGATCACATCCCAGGTGCCGGACTGGGTGGCCCCGTTGGCGCTGTGGGTGAACGTCAGCGCTCCGGACCCCGGGGAGGCTCCGCACTGCGCCGTCCACGTGGTAATCCGGGTGGAGGCTGAGATGACCTTGGTCTGACGTTCCGTCCACGTCAGGCTCAGCCCGGAGACCGTATCGGTGGCACCCCCGGTGACCACGTACACCAGCGAGGCCACCAGCAGAGAGTTGGCCGTTGGCGAGATGCTCGCCGTGGCGTACGTGCTGACACTGTTGACCGTGGACGTGCCACTGGTCAGCAGCGCGGTACTGATGGCCACGGCGGAGCCCTCCGGACCCTATGGAACGACGTCGATCGTAAATACGCCAGCAGCGTTCCAGGTAATGAGAAACGTGCCGTTGACCGTGGAATAGTCCCCCGCGAAGTCAATCAGGCAGATCGCGTTGTTACCCGCCAGCGCGTCCGCGTACAGCTGGGCACACCGGGCGGCAGTGATGGTTGAAGCCGTCCAGGACGTATCGGCCTGGTCGAACGTGATGATCCCGCCGGACACAGTCAGCGTCGGAGACGCGACAACCGTACCTCCGACCGTGTAACCGGTTCCCGATACTTCATTGGCGTTGTACGGGGCGACTCCGTACGCAGTGTCCGTGTTGTAGTTCGGAGCGGTGAGCGAGTTGGTGAACATCGCCCACTTGTTGGTGGTGAGCGACAGGTCCACGGCCAGCTGTGTGACGTCCAGAACGTCAATCAACGTGGCCGCGTACAGGCCAGAACCGGAGACAGCCATGTCAGGACCCCTTCACAGACGGAGCCGGAGCTGAAGACCGGCCTACCTGAACCGGAGCCACACCGACGGTGGACGAACCAGGCTCGTTGGCCACGGCCATCAGGTCAGATTCCCGGATCTCCTTACGGCCCGTACGGATCGCCAGCTTGGCGTCTTCGTAAACGACCTTGTTGTCCTGGCTGGGGTCCGCCCGGTAGGCCTCCACGGCCGCGCTCAGATCATCCTCCAGCGCGCCGAGACCCTCGAACTGTTCGGCCAGCGCCCGAAGCTGCGCCGCCTTCTCCGTAGAGCTCATGAACGGTCCTCCGTACTCTTCCCCGTGAACGAGATGCGCGGCGCACCGATCACGACATCCTGCCGATCGTCACGGAGCACGACGGTGTTGCCGTTGTCGTCCGTGGTGGCCTTGTAGGTGTGGCCGTCCCTGTCCTTGCCCCCGGTCACACGATCGCCCGACAAGCGGGACACCACGCCGACCGAACGCATACGGGCCAGCCACTCTTCCGGAGTCTCAGTCATCGTCCATCCTCCCCAGGATCAGCTGAAAGGGGCCGAGACCATTATGTTCGATGATCTGGAATCCACCCTGTTCTATCAGAGCCCGGTACCCGGCCGGGTCCCAAGCCCAGGCGTGACACTCGTCATGGCCCCAGGGACCCTCCGTCATCGGAGACGAAGCGACGATCCACCTCGAGCCCTCTCCGATCCACTGGACCGCGCCGTGTGGATCGGCGATGTGCTCGAGCACCTCCGTGACCACGGTCAGATCCCCGAACTTGACCATGCCCCGGTCGGCCCCGAAGACGTCGGCCTGCTGCGCGGTCACCCCGCGCTCCACCCATCCGGCGACGTTGGCCGGAGCGAAGTCGTACCCCCAGCAGTCGATCTGTCGGCCCTGTAGCAGGGACAGCAGCCCACCGTCACCACAACCGAGATCGGACACTGAGAAGAACTCTGAACCCTCTCGCTTCAGTGAAGGCCTGGCCATGTCAACCAGTTCGGCCGCCCTGAACAAGCGGGGCCTGTGCATGTCCTGCTCCAGATGTGGAGCCCGCTGCCGGTCAGCGTGAAACTCCGCCGTGGACACGTGCGGGATCTCGCCCTCGAAGAACCTCCACTCGCTCACTGGCACACCCAGATCCCGAATTCGTAGTACTCCGGCCCCAGCGCCCGCAGGTTCACGGACACGTAAGTGAAGACCTGGAATCCAGCCTGGTTCAGCATGGCTTCGACGTCGGCCTTCGACCATGCCCAGTAGTGCTCTGGGTTCGTGTCCTCGAAGGCGTCCACCGGAGTGGACAGAACCAGTACTTTCGCCTTCTGCCTGATCGTCTTCAGGATCAGGTCGGGGTCGTCCAGGTGCTCCAGCGTCTCCGTGCAAATGTAGAGATCGACCGGAACCAGATCTGGCAACGTCTCCTCGATCCAGCCGGACACGTCCCACTGCCCGGAGATGTCTCCGAAGACCTTGCGCGTGAGCCGGACACCGGACAGCACGGACCCGTCTCCAGCGGACAGGTCCGCCCCGGAGGTCAAGCCCCCGAGACGGGCCGCCCACTGAGCTACCTCCAGCGTCACGGCGATCCGGAGCCGGTGATCCTGCCACTCCCGGTGATTGTAAGGATGGCCGTAGAACGTGCTGAGGCCCTCTGTGGAGTGCGCTGACCGCAGACGCTTACGAGTCATGCCGGACGCTTCAGCTTCGGTCCCGGCTTCGCCCTGGGAGCCGCTACGGGCTCCACCACGGGAGGGTCCGGCTCCGGCTCCGGCTCCACCTCGAACAGTTCCGGCCGCTCCACCACGGGAGGGTCCGGCTCCGGCTCCGGCTCCACCTCGAACAGTTCCGGCCGCTCCACCACGGGAGGGTCCGGCTCCGGCTCCGGCTCCACCTCGAACAGTTCCGGCCGCTCCACCACCAACGCGTGATCGTCTGGCAGTTCGTCTCCGGCCTGAATCAGCTTGTCCCCACCGCTGTACCCGGCCCATCCATCAAACTTGCTGAGTGCCATGCTCCCTCTCCCTCTCGATCGCGAACTTCACGCGCGCGACATCCCGTGAGCCGTGCTCCCGCCAGTACCGAGCGTAGGCCGAAGCGTCCCGTTCGTACATCTCGGGGGAGTTCACACGACGGTAGCCGTCGTCCCAGGCCGACTTACCGTCGGAGGGGTGGAGGTGTTCCACGACGACGTCGGGGAGGTAGGTCAGGCACCCGGCCTGTTGTCCGAGCGTCCGCCAGTAGTCGTCAACGTAGAGATGCGTGAGCACGTCCGGGGCCATGTGCCCCAGCGCCCGGACGACACTGGCGGAGATCGCCACCTGGGTCGGAAGGTCCCTCCCCTGCAGCAGGTCGTTGCCGTAAACGAAGCCAGGTTGCTGCTGCAGCGCGTTCAGGTAGGCCGTGTCCCAGCCTGGTGTCCGGGGCCGGTGGTCGTCGCCCATGAACGCGACCGCCTTTGGTGCCTCTCTGAAATGCTCCAGAAAGTACCCGGCCGCCTTGTTCATCGCGTCCACCATGTTCACGGCCGGGGTCATGAGCACGCCCGCCCGAACGGAGTTAAGCCGCTCCCAGGTCCGCCAGCCGTTGTCGTCCACCAGCCCGACATAGAGGCTCTCCCGAACGGCCGTGCTGTAGGCCTCTTTCGATGAATCCGACTCGTCCACCACGAAGGTCAGATCCGTGTCCTTTTCACAGGTCTCCCGGAACGATTCGACTATCTCCTTGACCATGTGTGGACGCCCCCGAGTAGGGATGATGACCACCAGATCAGGCATCGGACGCTCCGGCCGGAGTCAGATCCTTCAGCTGGCCCTGTGCCTCCAGGAGGTTCTTCTGGGACAGGTAGGCGTCCATGGTCAGCTCCCGGAATTTGATGTGCCCCAGCTGCACCCCGGTGTTCACGAACACGGGGATACCGGCGATACCGGCACGCCAGCAGAAGGTGATGTCCTCACTCACCGCCTGGCCGTCGTTCTCCGTCTCCTGGAACCAGGGGAAGGCGTCGTTGAACCCGCGCTTGCCGTTCCGTCCGGGGATCTTCATCTTCTGGATCCGGGTGAACACCGACTTGTGGATCAGCAGGCACGCGCCGCCCGTGGCCGCCACCTGGAACATCGCGTCCGGGGGCCATTCGTGGTACCTGATCACGTCCGGGTGGTTCTCGTCTCCGACCAGTCCGAACAGGGTGGGCTGAATGCTGGCCTTGTCGTCGAAGCCGAAGCAGAGGCCCCCAACGATTGGAGCCTTCTCCGGGTCGGCGTAGTCAAGCAGCCGTTCCACGATGTCCGGCTGAAAGGTCATGTCGCTGTCCACCATGAACAGCCAGTCCGCCTCACCGTAGGCCAGGAACCTCTTGACCAGGCTGTTGCGCGGTCCGGCCAGGTTCGACCCCGCCATGAGGGCCAGCCGTCCGCCACCATCCACGATCCGGCGGTGAAACGCCACGTCGTAGACCAGCATGTCCAGCACGGATTCCATGAACGCCGCGTGGACCATGCCCGGGTGGAGATAGCCGATCACGACCTTCTCATCTGGAGGTCTTGTCACTTTCCGTCCTCGATCGGTTCGAACAGGTAGAGGAATTCGTCCGCCGTGAATCCAGCCAGCCTCTGACCGGCCGCCAGGCCCAGCCAGCCCCCGACGGGTACCGGCTTCGGGTTGCCCCGGATGATCAGCGACCCGTCCTCTTCACGGGTGACGGGTGGATTGCCGAACAGTGGAAGCCTGGACAGCCCGGTGTCGTCCAGGAACCTCAGGATCTCCGGCCACTGCCCGTCGTTCCGGACCGCCTCAATCTCGATCTGTACGTCGTCCCTGCCACGGAATCGGGCCATGGGAGTCTCCTCTCTGACTGATGGTCAAACTTACCAGCCGGAGAGGAGAGCGTCCCCGTGATCTATGCCGGAGGCGTCATCTTCATGACGACGTTCCCGGCCATGTCCTCACAGTGGGCCATGGACGCGTGCGCGGCCTGATCGCACGCCGCGCTCATATCCTCCGGCGTTCCCTGATCGGATTCATATCCGGGGCCCGGCTCCTGGCTCTTCATCGCCATGGTTATGCCAGCGCCGTAGCCGCAGCGACCTGGTTGAGCTGCAGAAGCCTGAACGCCGAAGCGTCCACTACGTCAGAACCGACACGCCAGAAAGCGTACCAACCTCCTTGGCCGGTCGGGCGACCGTTACCGGTGGACTTCACCATCGGGTCATAAATCACCGACATCCCCACCCGGTCCACGATGTAGAACTCGGCGAAGTTCCCCGCCAGCAGGATGTTCGCGCCCGTGGTGATGACCGACGCCATGGACGACGCCTCGTACTGGGGCTGGCCCAGCAGGAGGTTGGGAACGCCCATGCCGAGGTTGGCCCAGAACGCGCCACCGCCGGAAGTGTCGAACTGCCGGATCTTGCTGTAGATCTTCTTGTTCGCGGCCCAAGACGCCTGTGCGGCGTCACGCGGCCGGAGCGCATCCGAGGTGTTGTAGACGTCCCCGACCACGAAGGCGTTCGTGGTGGCGCTGGTGACGATTGACGCCGTCACGGCAGCGACTGCAGCGACGACACCGCGCGGAATGGTGGCCCCGGTGTTGGCCGTGGCGAACGCAGCCGCCTCCAGCCGGTCCTTCGCGTCGGCCAGCAAACGACCGAGCTCGGACGCGAATCCGCTGTCGGCCAGAACTTCGTAGGAACCGAAGACCCACGCGTCTGCCTTCTTAGGCGTGATCGTGGGCTGGCCCACGGTCGGGGTGGCGTCGGCCGCCTCCACGCCTTCAGCAGTCCATTCGGCCGAGACTCCGGCCGAGGTAACGCCGTTCCAGGTGTCGGTGGCGATCGTCTTGATCGTGCTGATCTGCCTGAACGGGTTGGCCGCTCCGGCGTTGGTCAGGATGATCGTCGGGTCCAGCGTGAACGGGACCAGGTACCCGCCATTGGCGTCGGTCAGGGACATGGCCGCACGCAGCGCTTCCCCGACGTAGGTTCCCCGGCTGGCCACGTACTCCCGGAACTGGATGTGGTAGTCCGGCGATCCGGTGAGCAGGACGTGACGCGCGATCAGAGGGGCGTGACGGTTGTCCAGGTGGAGCAGGTCGTCCAGCTTCTCCTTGGCGTCGTCCTTCAGGTGCCTGGGTCCGCTCTCCACGGCCGCCAGGGCCCGGGAGATGGTGTCCTGGGTGTCGAAGGACCCGTGCCGCCAGAGGCTCCGGACCAGTTCGGCCCCGGTCTCCCAGGGGTCCTTCTTGATCATGACCTCAGGCCCGCGCCGCTCGGCCGCCAGAGACTGAGGCTCGGTAACGCGCTGGTGGCGAAGGACCTCGTCCACGCGCGCTTCGTGCTGGGTCCAGTGCTCCAGGTCGGCCTTCTTGGTGTCCCACTCGTCCAGCAGGGTGTTGGCCCGGCTGATCTCGTCGGGAGTGGCGTCCTCGTTCTTCTCGATCACGTCGATCTCTGCGCGGAGAAGGTCCATCTCATCCGCGATGATCTTTGACTTCTTGTCGGCCATTACAGGCCCCTTTCACGGATCCTGTTCCTGAGTCGGAGCAGTGCCAGAGCGTCAGCGCGCGTGTCACCACGCGAGGCCTCGCTACCGGGTCCCGTGTCGGGAGTGGTCGGATCGTCCGGGTCCGGGTCGTCATTCTCCGGAGTGGACGGGACCACAGTACCTCGCATGGCGATCAGGGTGTTCTTGATCTCTCCCAGCTCACTGCGGATGGCCAGGATCCCCGCGTCCCGGTAGGCCGGTGTCGGAGTCGGCCCGTACTCCATCAAACCCAGCTCCAGCCTGGTGATCGTCGGGAGCCCGCCGCCCCGAGTGACCTTCGGGACCCTGGTGGGACTGGACTTGAAGATCTTGCCCCGGAAGCTGTACCCCTTCACGTCTCCGGCCCTGATCGCCTCCAGGACAGCGTCAGCCAGGTCTGAACGGTTGAACCGCGTCACGGTGCGGAGCCCGCGCCCGTCCGGCGAGATGTCCAGCGGAGAGCCGATCGGAACGCTCCCCAGGTCGCTGGGGGTGCCGTGGAGGGTGAGCCCGTGGTGATAGAACACCCCGACGGTATCGATCCCGTGGGAGAGCGTCCGCTTGAACGCCGTCCGGTCGATCACCTCCAGGTAATGGCCCTGGCCGTCCGTGATCTCCGTGGGGACGTCGAAGACGGCCGCGTACGCCTCTACCGTCCGGCCGTCGCCGTGGCCATCCGCTGCTCTCAGGATGTCGATCCCGGACAGCACGAAACTCCGGGAGTAGAGAATTGCGTCTTCGGCCATAGTCAACCGCCTCCGTTACCGTTCTGTGATGGAGCGGTGAGCTCCGGAATCTTGGGAGCGGAGATCGCTGGTGGCGCTGGAGCAGGCTCCGGCTCCGGCATCTTGCCCGTGAGGCCTGCTCCGGCCGCGTTCAGCATGTCGCGCGCTTCTTCGGCAGTGATCACTACCCCGACGCCAAGGTACAGCTTCTGAAGCAGCTCCCCGACGGATCGTGCCGTCTTCTCCGCCGTAGGTGTGTCCTGGGGTCCGCCTGGGGGCTGGAGCTGAACGGAGAGGTTCCCCGTGTGGACCAGCAGGTCCGGATCGTTGTTGATCGTAGCTGCGATGGCCGACGCCGGTTCGAACCCCTCCTTGACGGAGTTCGCGATGGTGTTCATCTGAATCTGGGTGATGTTCGCCTGGTCGGTGGCGTCCTCACGAAGAAACGCCACGTCGCGCGTGTCGTACCAGAGACGGGAGTCCGGAGCGTACCCCACCAGGATCTCCAGGCTCCCAGCAGCGTTGCGCCAGAGGGGTCTCATGGTCGCGTCGGCCACCAGCCGACGGGCCGCGCCGAAGTTACCGGCGTTCAGGCTGGAGCCCTGCAGACCCTCGGACAGGCCGACAATGGCCGGGTGAATCCCCCCGGCCGAAGCCAGCCTGGATTCTCCGGCACCTTGGGTGATCTTGAAGTCAATCTGTCGCATGTCAGCGCCGACCACGGTCACATCCGCTCCGCCCCCGGTGTACATCGTCCGGTAGGCGTTGTCAGCGCCCTTGTGCTTGGCGTCCATGACGTCCACGAAGTCCTCGAACTCCTCCGGCGGGATCTCCTTGGGCAGGGACACGGCGATGTTGGGGGTGGCCGCGTTCTCGAAGAACTTCAGCTTGTGCTTCGTGGCCTGGGTGTCGGCCATGATCTCCCGGACGACCGGGGTCAGCCAGGACATGCCCCTCCAGCTGGCCAGCGGATCCGGCTGGGGAGCGAAGTGAATCATCTCTTCGGGCAGGAACACAGCGGGACGCGCGCCGGTCCGGCCGCCCTCGTAATACAGGTAACCGAGCCTCCGCCATCCGACCTGGACAAGTTCCCCGTTCTGGACGGCCCAGCGCTCCGTGAGGGCGATCTCCACCCAGTCCGGCCGGAGACGGACTATCTCCCCGTCCAGCTCCACGCCGAAGAAGTTCCCGGCCATGTCCACGTCAAGGATCATGCGCGCCAGGAGATCCCCCGTCGACCCCCCGGCCCAGGGGCGCTCGAGCAGGGCCAAGTCCGGCGATCCGTACAGGTCTCCCGGCCGTCCCTTACGGAACCGCTGGTACAGGAACCTAGCCTCTGTGAAGACGGCCAACCGAACGCGCTCAATGCTCCAGACGACCCCGTTGCCGCCCAGGCCGTTCAGAACGTAGCTCTCGAAGGACGGCCCGACCTGCTCCGCACGGTCCATGCCGTAGGACATGACGTAACCGACGGGTGCCGACATGTCTCCGGACAGGTACTGGTTCATCCACGGAGGGGGTGTGTACCGCTTGATCTCGCGCGGAGGGAAGAGATTGTCCAGAAGCTTCACGCTCTAACCCTCCAATACGCCAGCAGGTACGCAGCGATGATCGACTCTATCCCCGTGATGATGAACCCGGCCGGGACCGACCACAGGCCCGCGCCGACGGCCACCAGCACCGCGCCGACCAGCGCAACGATCACCGGACCCACGCCCACCTTACGGCGATGCCCCGGAGTGGTCATCTGAACACCACCATAGGCCTGGGTGGTTTCTTGGGCTGTAGCTTGTGTTCGATCGAGTAGGCCCCTGCTTCGTGGGCCAGCACCCCGCCGACCGCGCCGTCTATCCATCGTCCGTCGGACTTCTTCGCCAGCTTCAGGTAGTAGGTCTGCAATTCTTCGTCTCCCGGCCTGGGCTTCTTCCGGCTCCCCTTGGTCACGACGGCGTTGAGCATGTGCCGTTTGAACTGTGCGTCTCCATCATGCGTGATCTCCGCGTTGCCGAGAGACGTCATGAACCGCTCGATCGCCCGGTCCATCCTGATCTCCACGTTCGTGGGGAACATGACGATCTTGTCCGGCCACTTCGCCGACCACGCGTCAAGATAGTCCTGGTACCGGTAGGGATCCGCGAACATCACCGTGACCTGGTACGCCTCGAAGACGTCCTTGACGGCCCGGTCCACCTCCAGCCCGGGAATCTGCCAGTCAGGATCCGCGTCCTTCGGTCGCTCCCAGATCTTGATCGGGAAGAGACGTCGGTCCCGGAGCCGTTCGGCGATCAGCGCCGTGGCGTCCCGCTTCTTCGACCCGTCGAAGCCCAGCGCGATCACGTCACCGGGCTGCAGGGGGTCGTCGTCCCTGGCCTGTGCGTCCCAGCGCTCAGGCTGGACGAAGGCAGACATGCCCACAACGATCTCGTTCAGGAAGTAACGACGTCGATCGGACTCCAGGTGGATCTTCGAACGGCAGGCTGACATGATCCGGCCCCGGACGTTGACCCAGCCGCCCTTCTCACGCGCGGAGTCGCCGTACTGCCGGAGCAACTCCGTGTACAGCTCTTCGTCATCCTCCAGGTTCTCCACCCGATGGGACTCCACGCTGTCCACGTACACGGCCGGGTCCAGGGACTCCGCCGTGTTCTGTGCCTCGCTGGCCTCTGTCGGATCCCAGCCGTTCGTGAGCTCCAGCCAACGGCCGTCCATACCGGTGACGTTCCGCTTCACGGCTCCGGCCACGGCCCGATATCCGCCCTGAAGGGTGAAGAGGTGCGTCTCTGTGATGATCGCCATGGTCATGGGAGCGCCCAGCCGCGCTTTCATGCTGCAGGTCACCGGGTCGACCTGTCCGCCACCGGGGAGAACGGTCCGCGTGATCCCCACGTCGAGACTGGGGGTGTTGATCAGTGGCCCCTCTTGGGCCATGGCCATGAACGGCCGGTAGGTGTTGGCCGTCTGTTCCTCCGACGTCCCCAGACACGCGATCAACGGAGTCGGGTAGGGAGCGCCGACCGGATCGCCATGGGCGTCCCAGCCATCGAACCGGGTCGGCCCCAAGGCTTCGGCCCATGCGATGGCCGCGCCGAACGGATCCTTACCCCACTTCTGAGATCGCCGGAGTTGCGCGCCCGTGTGCTGGAACATGTAGTCGGACGGCCATGGGGCAGCGTCGGGAACCAGCTGATAGTTGCGGAAGAGGAACCGCCACATCTCATCCGTGAGCCGGTACGGCTGGCCCTTGAGGTATCCGTCCCCGACGACCAGATGTGTCTCTATCCACTGGCCCACCTGATCCCCGAGCGTGGGGAAGGGCCGGAGTTCCGTCGGTCCCCTCCAGGGCATTTACGTCCCGACCTTAGGATTCTCTTCGTTCAAGATCCCGTTTCGGACATCCCAGACGAACTCTCCCTCAGCCCCAACCGGCCGATGCATCCGGCACTTCACGCAGTATGTGGAGCCGTAGAAGGACGGCTGGCGAGCGTAGGTTTCCGCGATGGTCCGGGACATGGTGGTGACCGAACCGCACGTCTCGTGAATGTAGGCCGTCCGTACCGGCCGGATGAACCCTCTGGCCCTGTCCTCTTCTGAGAGCACAAGGTACGCGTCGGCCTGGGGGACCGACTGATCGTCGGCCCCATGGGTCAGTCGTGGATCACTGGGGTCACTGGTCAGGTCCGCCATGATCACACCGCCTTGATATTCCGCCGCGCCGGAAGCAGGGTCACGGAGTTCTCGGATGCCGTCTCGTCTTCGGCGATGGCCCAGAGCAGCAGGCGCATTGCCTTCGGGGTCAAGCCCAGACGATCTTCCATGGTGGAGGCAGCGCCCCGAACATCCGCCTTCGCTCCCGGCCGCTCCGATTCGACCATGATCCGGCAGTAGCGCGCCACGGTCCGTGTCCAGCCCAGCTTCTCCCAGGCCACGGCCTGCGGAGTCGACCAGAGCTGATCCCACGCGACCGTCTCTTCAGGGCTGGCCGGATCCGGGAGTGGCCAGGCCGGAGCGAGACCTTCGCGACCCTCGGCCGGAAGGATCAGAGGACCGACGCGCGCGTTGCGGCGCTGAGGGTTGATCTTCGGGTACGCCATGATCCCTACCTTTCTCACTCTCTGTGACTTTCACCGGTATCACTGGGTGTGACATCGATGGATCTTGCCATGTGACTTTCAGTCACGTTCTTCGATCAAGTCCTGACCTGCGGCCTTTACCCAGAGTCACGGTCACCCTCTGTGGATGCGTACGCACTGCGAGCGAGG